GCTTATTCTCGTGCATCAACTGCAAGAACTGGTATTCTAAACACAGGAGTTCTTCATACATACAAATTCAATGAAGATCTATTCAAGAAGGTTACAGTGTTACCTGATGGCAAGAATCACGGTCTTGTATTCATTCTTGATTGGTCTGGTTCAATGTCTCGTATTATGCTAGACACTTTGAAGCAGTTATACAATCTAATGTGGTTCTGCAAGAAAGTTCAGATTCCATTTGAGGTTTATGCATTTACTATCTGCTATCCAAAGACTCTAGTTAATGAAGATGGATATGAAGAGTTAACTGAAATCAAAGCAAATGATTTTGAAGTTGATAAAAAGTTTTCACTAATGAATATGTTTACAAGTAAAACTAAAGGTAAGATTTTAGAAAAGCAAATGAAAACTATATTCAGAATTGCAGATGGTTTTACATATGGTAGATGTTATGATAGCGACTATGCTTATCGAACACCTTTAGGTCTAGGTCTATCTGGAACTCCTTTACATGAGACTATGATTGCATTGCATGATATTCTTCCACAATTCAAGAAGGAAAACAATGTACAAAAGGTTCAATGTGTAATTCTAACTGATGGTGAAGGACATCCTCTATCATATCACTCTGAGCATACTAGATTTGATGACCCAACAGTAACATACTTAGGAAGAAATAATAGTGCAAGAAGAAATTGTTTCTTAAGATGTCGTAAAACTGGAAGGACATATGATCTTGGAGGAGGTTCATTCTATTGTAGTCCTCACTATACAGATGCATTCTTAAGGAATCTTCGTGACAAGTTTCAAGATATCAATTTCATTGGTATTCGTATTCTAACTTCTGGTGATACTCACAGTTTCTTGAGCACTTATCTTGACGGTACAGATCTTATCAATGCAAGAGTCAACTGGAGAAATACAAAAACTGCATCAATCAAAACATCTGGATATCATACTTACTTTGGATTATCATCTAGTGCTTTGAGTAATGAAACAGAGTTTGAAGTCAAAGAGGATGCATCAAAGGCAGATATCAAGAGAGCATTTGCTAAAACTCTTAAAGGTAAAAAGATGAACAAAAAGATATTGAGTGAATTTATAGAATTGGTGGCATGATAAATACTTGCAACAATTAATTTAAACCCATGAGTAGATTTGGCGATTTAATGGGTGGCAATATTACTCCACCCACACCACCTGTTCCAGTAGAACCAGAACCCGATGTAGTAGAGGGTGATTCCGATGAAGGCCAAGTTGATTTAGAATCTCTATCTAAGATAGAGTTAGAGGAGTTTGGTAGAGAATTGGGTATTGAATTAGACCGTAGACATAATAAGAAAAAATTAGTTAAAGAATTAGAAGACGAACTAAAGAAACAAAAATGATGAAATCTTACCACATCTACTTAGAGGATAAATGTCTATTTAAGAATTTGAATCAAGAGGAGTTTGATGTTGTATGGGATAAAATATATAAGTCTTATTGGAGAGAAGATTTAACTTACTCTTGTTGTGAGGGAGACAAGGTAGAACAAATGGAATCCAGTTATTAAACTGTCACATTTGATATAGATATAATGTCTGGATGCATTATAATAGGTGTAACGAAACAAATTACATCATGACAAACAAAACATTTGCACCCTTTGAAATCAAAATGACAGAACAGCAAGCAATCGATGGATTGAAAAGCACATACGGTAACGAGTTTACTGCTGCTGACGTTCGTGCTTTTGCTTTAATGAACAATATTGGATACGCAACTGTAACTAAAAAAATCAAAAAGTTCAGAGTTAGTCCAGGCAAGTGGAATCTCACAGTTACTCAAAAGTCTGTAGAGAATATTGAGAAGTCTTTTCAATCTCCATCTGCAATGCCAGCTGCTGAGAAGAACTTAGTTCCTCAGAAAGATGCCACTTTTGTGAAGTTTGGTTCTTTCCAAGATGTTAAAAAAATTATTGCATCTAAATTATTCTATCCTGTTTTCGTAACTGGATTATCAGGTAACGGTAAAACATTTGGTGTTGAGCAAGCATGTGCTCAATTGAATAGAGAAATTATTCGTGTAAACATTACTATTGAAACAGATGAAGATGATCTTATTGGCGGTTTCCGTCTTGTTAATGGCGAAACCGTATGGCACAATGGCCCAGTCATCGAAGCACTTGAGCGAGGTGCAATCTTGCTCCTTGACGAGATCGACCTTGCCTCTAACAAAATTCTCTGCCTTCAGTCAGTCCTTGAGGGAAATGGAGTTTTTCTTAAAAAGATTGGAAGATTCGTTAAGCCAAGCGCAGGATTCAACGTATTCGCCACCGCAAATACTAAGGGTAAAGGTTCAGACGACGGAAGATTTATTGGAACTAACGTGCTCAACGAAGCCTTCCTTGAAAGATTCCCAGTTACCTTCGAGCAATCCTATCCCTCAGTAAAAACAGAGGAGAAGATCTTAAATCTCTTATGTGATGATAAAGAGTTTTGTAAGAGACTTGTTGATTGGGGTGACATCATTCGTAAGACATTCTACGATGGTGGTATCGAAGAGATCATTAGTACAAGAAGATTAGTTCACATCATTCGTGCATATGCAATTTTCAAGAACAAAGCGAAAGCAATTGAAGTTTGTGTCAATCGTTTTGATGATGAGACTAAACAAGCATTCATGGAGTTGTATGACAAAGTAGATGCTGATGTTGAGTTTACACCTGTTGACGATACACCACAATCCTGATATAATAAGGGGAGTAAAACTCCCTTTATGATAAACGCCTATAGTTTAGCTGCTGAAACACTGGAAGGGACTTTGGATGAGACCTATCCAGTGATTAGCAAAATTAGTGACATGAAACTTAGACCACAAAAAATGAGACTTTCTGACAAAACGTTGATGTTGTTAAAAAACTTTTCAACTATCAATCAATCTATATTATTCAAGAAAGGTAACTCTTTGAGAACAATCTCTGTAATGAAAAACATTCTTGCAGAGGCTACAATTGAAGAAGACATACCAAAAGACTTTGGTGTCTATGATTTAAATCAGTTCTTAAATGCATTGAGTTTACATCAAAAACCTGAGTTAGATTTCAAGAATGATGGATACACTGTCATTAGCGAAGATAGAGCAAGGTCAAAGTATTTCTTTGCAGACCCAAACGTAATCATAAGTCCACCAGAGAAAGCGATTACTCTGCCAACCGAAGACGTTTGTTTTCAATTGACTACTCAACAGTTAGATAAGCTTATCAAAGCTGCTGCAGTTTATCAAGTTCCTGATCTATCAGTAATTGGTAAGGATGGTTCAATTAGTATTGTTGTTCGTGATAAGAAGAATGATTCATCTAATCACTTCTCTGTGACCGTTGGCGAGACTATAAATGATTTTGTGTTTAACTTTAAAGTAGAAAATATCAAGATCCTGCCTGGGTCATACAATGTGGTTGTATCATCAAAACTTCTATCTTGTTTTACTAATACAGATATCGATGTAAAATACTACATCGCACTTGAACCTGATTCTACATTTGAGTAATGTTCTTTGAAAAAGTAAGTCTTGTCACTGGTGGGTTTGACCCAATACATAGTGGTCATATTCGATACTTTGAGAGAGCAAAAGACTTATCAAACTATCTGGTTGTTGGTCTGAATGGAGACCCTTGGTTGAAAAGAAAGAAAGGTCAATATTTTCAATCTTGGACAGAAAGAGCAGACATCATCCGTCATCTGAATATGGTTGACGCCGTTGTATCTTGGGATGACGTTGATGATTCTGCCTGTGGTGCAATTGAGAAATGTCTTGAGATATCTCAAACAGTTGTCTTTTGTAATGGTGGAGACCGTGCAAAAGGTAACACACCAGAGCTTGATAAGTTTGGAAATAATGATAGAGTAAAGTTTGAATGGGCTGTTGGTGGAACTGAAAAAATGAACAGCAGTTCATGGATTCTTCATGGATACTTTGAACGACAAAGAAAGTTGTTAGGTATATGAAGAAGTGGTGGAGAGTATGGGCGAAAGCTCTTGGAGAAAAGTCTGGTAAGTCTAACAGTGAAGCAGACACCATTGCAAAGATTCGCACTTTTATTTTTATACAGTTAGTTGTTACTAATTGTTTCATTATCGCAGGGAACATACGCCATTGGAATGACCCTGCACCTATAATTATTAATTATGAATGTATTCGTGACTGAACCTTGTCCTTATGAATCGGCAAGAGTATTACCTGACAAACACATTGTCAAAATGCCCCTTGAGACATGTCAAATGTTATCAATGGTATATTCCAAATGGTACTTTGATTGGGGTCAATTAACCAAAAGGGATGGTACACCCTACAAAACAGAGAAAGGCGCCTTCAGAGGTCATCCCTGCACCGCCTGGGCAGCAGAAAACATATACAACACCGCATGGTTGATTGCACATGGATTTGGATTGTCTAATGAATATACAGAAAGATATGATAAAACCCACACATGTGAAGAACCTTTACTAGAAGCAGAAGCAATATTTTATGAAAAGACTGGTCAACTTCCAAATGATTGTTATCATAAGGCAACACAGTTCCCTCGTGCTATGCCTGAAGAATGGAAGTTTGATGATAGTATAGACACCTTTGTTGCATACCGAAGATATATTGCATCGAAGCCATGGGCTGCAACTAACTATCTTCGCATACCTGATCGTAAACCTGAGTGGCTATGAAACTAACACAAGAAGTAATTGACCAGATCCAAGAAGCAATGCTACACACCAAAAAGGATGGTAGTGTTAATTGGAAAGATGGAGATGAGATTGAAGTCAATCTAGCAGGAACTTTTGCTGCAGATAGATTCATTGTTATTAAGAACAAGACAAATGATCCAGTGATATCTGCTAAACCACATCCTGACTTTGACTATGAGAAAAAGACATTTAGAAAGAGTAAAGGTATTCCTGCACCAGAGGACATAGGGTGAAGATAGCACTAATAACTGATCAACATCTTGATGGAAGAAAAGGCAACATCAACTTCTGGAACTATTTTCAAAAGTTCTATGATAATATCTTTTTTCCTACTCTTGAGAAAGAAGGTATCACCACGATCATTGATTTGGGTGACACTTTTGATAACAGAAAGTCTATGGACTATAATACTTTTAATCGTGTTGATGCTAATTACTTCAGACGGTTGGTAGATTATGATGTTCATATGCTTCTAGGTAATCACTGCACTTATTATAAGAATACAAATGCTATTAACTCACCAGAGCTTCTATTAGAAAAGTATAGTAACATCACTATCTACTCAGAACCTAAGAATGTTAAACTTGGAAATAAAAAGTTTTTGATGATGCCTTGGATTAACTCAGGTAATAGAGAACAGTGTTTAGAATATATTAATCAAGGTGAATCAGAAATTATGTGTGGTCATCTTGAGTGTGATGGTTTTGAGGTAACACCAGGTATGCATTTTGAAGGAGGTTTCAAAGTATCTGACTTCAAGAACTTTAAACGTGTCTGGTCTGGACATTTTCATCACAAATCAAAACATGGTAATGTTCAATACCTAGGTAATCCATATCAGATGTATTGGAATGATTATAAAGACTCTCGTGGATTTCATATTTACGATACTGAAAGTGATAGACTTAAGTTTGTTGCAAATCCATATGAAATTTTTGAGAAGATCTTCTACGATGATGCCAAGTATGACTACAACAAATCAGATGTATCTGATTATAAAGACAAGTTCATCAAGATCATTGTTGAAGAGAAAAGAGACTACCAGATGTTTGAGACATTGGTTGATCGCCTTTACAACGTAGGTGCTCATGATGTAAAAATTGTTGAGACACTTGTAGATGCTGATGGTATAGATGATACAGATTTAGAAACAAAAGATACCATGACACTTCTTAATGAATACATTGATGAGGTGGAGATATCTGTAGACAAATCTGAGTTGAAGAAACTTATGAGAAACCTATATATTGAAAGCTGTCAAGTAGTCTAATGTTTGTTCTAACTGTAGCAGATCATCCAGAAGGTGTCTTTTCTCTTCATGATGATGATGAAAATCGCGTCATTCCTATTTGGACTGAGGTAGATGATGCTAATAGATACTTGATGATGATACAAGAAGAAGATTATCCAGATATGCAGGTTGTGGAAATGGAAGATCATGTTATAATAGGAGCATGTCAAGATCGTGGACAAAGATTTTCCATAATTACACCTGACGATTTTTTAATACCACCTGATGACCCTGATCCCAAATAATGATTGTATTTGAAAAAATCCGTTGGAAGAATTTTCTTTCTACGGGTAATGTTTTTAGTGAAATTGATTTAGAGACTGCAAGAACAAACCTAATCGTTGGTAGCAACGGTGCAGGTAAGAGTACCATTTTGGATGCTCTTACTTTTTCTTTGTTTGCTAGACCGTTTCGTAAGATTAGTAAAAGTATGTTGGTCAATAGTATCAATGAAAAAGATTGTGTAGCAGAGATTGAGTTTCGTATTGGTAAGATAGAGTACAAAGTCATACGTGGTATGAAACCCAGTAAGTTTGAGATATATTGCAATGGACAGGCATGGAACCAAGACAGTAGTCAAATAGAACAGCAGAAGAACTTTGAGGCAAATGTTCTCAAGATGAACTACAAATCATTTACACAGATTGTGGTACTAGGATCATCTACATTTGTGCCATTCATGAAATTACCTGGTGGTCAACGTCGTGATATTATTGAAGATATTCTGGACATTCAAGTATTTTCTACGATGAATGTTCTCCTTAAAGATAAGATGCGTGGTAATAATGAGGAGCTACGTGACATTGATTATCAACTTGATCTACTTAAAGATAGGATTGAATTACAAAAACAACATATGTTTTCTCTAGAGAAAAAAACTCAGGAGGAGATTGATCGTAAGAAAGAAAAGATAAACGAATATAAAAATACAGAACTCCAAGGTGCTGAAGAAGTAT